TCAGTAGGACCGGTTAAGGCTACTGAACCCGAGACGAATAACGTATCTAACCCAGTTGCGGCAGCCACTGGAAATGTCACAAATTCGGCAATTCAATTCCAGAACAACGGTGCGCCGTCGAGACAGCATTACGGGCCTAACATCTCATGTAACGGTGCGACAATGACTTTCTCGCCGTTCTACATGGGGAACCATACGACTCCCTATGACGACGTAATGGCTCAACAGAGTTACACAGTCGCTGAGAATTGGGGTGGACAGATTAACTTTATGATCCCATTAGATCGTGAAGGTTTGCGTAGGTGTAGAAGCATTGCAGCTAGGCAAGAGGAAAAGATGCGTCTGGACTTCGAGTTAGTTCGTGCTCTCAAATGTGCAGAACTCCAACAAAAGGGCTTCATGCTGGTTCCAGGCTCAAGGGTCTACAGCATGTGTAGTGATGTTATTCCTATCTCTAGTTATTTAAAAACACAGAAACCTAAAGAAGATAAAAGCGAAGAGAAAAAGGGGTGGTCCCTCAATCCATTTAAAAAGAAATGAAAGAACTCATAGCACTTGTATGTATCAGTTATTTGATATACAAATTTCTCAAATTTATTAGAGCTTATTAAATATGGCTTTTTATGACGGGCACGCTGCAAAGTTTGTAGAGCCCAACCGTCAGCCCGGAGTAGCGAGACAGTTAGCAGCTGGAGCATCAAGTGCTAATACAGCATTGACAACCAGTACTAAAAGAATCTCTATTCGGGCTGTTACGGCAGACATTAGATATGCAATAGGTACAGGTAGCCAAACAGCTAATGCCTCTAGCAGTCACTTCATCGCACAAAACGAAAGACTTGAATTAGTAGTACCGGAGGCAGCAAACATAGCTGTTATCCGTGATGCTTCTACTTCCGGAACTTTAGAACTATCAGAACTATTTTAAACAATGTTATTACTCATCAAACCCATACTGCTGGCTTTCCTAAAAACGGACTCAGTAAAGAATTTAGTAGTTCAGCTATTAGAGGCTTACGCAAAAAATACAGAGAATACGATTGACGATAAGGCGGTAGCACTAATCAAGAAAAACTTATGGCCAGAGTAAATATATGAAACGCACAACAGAGGAATCCTTTGAAGAGCTTCACACCTTATTAACTACTGAGATCATATCTCGTATTAAATCAGGTGAAGCCTCAACAGCTGACCTTAGAGCTGCAATTGACTGGCTTAAGGCAAATGACATCACAGGGGTTGCCTCTCAAGGATCACCCCTAGCAGGTCTTGCCGGTCTTATACCTGAACTTGATTTCGATGAGGTTAAGAGACACACAAAATAAATATGCCCAAGTCAAGCAAGGCCAGACTTCGAGCACAAGCAAAGTACAATCGCAAGCCAGCACAAAAGAAAAGAAGAGCAGCTCTAAACCGTGAGAATCGTAAACGTGGTACCTACGGAAATAGAGATGGTCTTGATGTTTCTCATAAGAAGTCTGGACGCACTGTTTTAGAAAAAGCATCAAAGAACCGTCGTCGTAATGGACGGAGCGGTAAATCTAAATACAAAAAGTAAACCCCTAGTTATGAGCCAATGGATACTCCCCGAAGCCTCATGGAAGATCTTCTCACCTTTCGTAGCACAGATGCTAGGAGGATGTGGAGAGAAGGCATTAAGGCTAGGGATCAACATCGTTGCTCCTATTGTGGGGCAACGGAAGAGTTAACTATTGACCACGTAAGGCCAAGATCTAGAGGTGGTGAAACAACTGCCTCTAATTGTGTGACTGCCTGCCTTGCCTGTAACCAGGCGAAAGGATCACTACATGTAAATGAATTTTTAAATTTAAGATTATTATGACTGCCGAAGTATTTACTGCAGTAGCTAACCGTAGAGCTGGGACTATACACACTTATGGGTATGGACATATCTCTATTGATTCAACAGCTGACACAGCTCTAGCTAACATCACTACCTCTAGCACAATCACAGACGTTCTAGAAATCCTTGATGCTTGCATTGAAAGAGATAGAACTACTACTGCTACCTCAATCGGAGGAGCAACTCAAAACCTCACCTCCAATGCTCCTACTGACATTGCTCTTAGCGCTGCAGCTGTATCTACAGGTGCAAACGGTTCCTCAACTCCAGTCACAGTAGGAACCCTTTCAGCTACATCTACAGATGCTGCTAGTAACCTTACCTTTACTCTTGTATCAGGTACAGGATCTACTAACAACGCTAACTATGCCATCTCTGGTACAACACTTCAATTTACAGGTTCCTCAGCATCAGCTGGATCAGAGTCTGTTCGTGTACGTGTAACAGATAGCGCATCTCTAACATTTGAGAAAGCTTTCACTATCACTATTAGTTAGTAGGTGAAAAATCAAGCCCTAGAACTCGACAAGAAAATACGTGAGGACTTTAGGGCTTTCCTCACCCTTGTCTGGAAAGAACTAAACCTACCAAGACCAACTAGAGCTCAATTAGCAATAGCAAAATATCTACAGCATGGACCCAAGAGACTCCAAATATCAGCCTTTAGAGGTGTTGGTAAATCTTGGATTACTGCGGCTTTTGTTCTTTGGACGCTCTACAATGATCCAGATAAAAAGATCATGGTTATATCAGCGTCTAAGGAAAGGGCTGATAACTTTTCAATCTTTTGTCAAAAACTAATCATTGATATTCCTTGGTTACATCATCTAAGACCAAAAGGAGATGACCAGAGATGGAGTCGTATTTCTTTTGATGTTGGCCCTGCAGCTCCTCACCAAGCCCCCAGCTGTAAGTCTGTTGGTATCACTTCACAGATGACCGGATCAAGGGCAGATCTGATGTGCTTCGATGACGTTGAGGTTCCCCTTAACTCTGCCACTGATATGCAGAGAGAAAAGCTCCTACAACTCATAACAGAAGCAGAGGCAATATTAACGCCTAAGAAGAGTAGTAGAATCTTATTCTTAGGTACTCCTCAGTCAACCTTCACAGTCTACAGAAAGCTAGCCGAGAGAGCTTATAAGCCCTTTGTTTGGCCTTCTAGGTATCCTAAGAGTGTTGCTAATTACGAGGGTCTTCTAGCCCCTGAATTAGAGGAGGATATTGCTAACGATAAAGTAGAGAGTTGGACTCCTACTGACTCAAGATTTACTGATCTTGATTTGACAGAACGAGAGGCATCTATGGGTAGGAGTAACTTTATGCTCCAATTCCAATTAGACACAACTCTCTCTGATGAAGAGAAGTTCCCTCTCAAATTTAGAGACCTTATTGTTACCCCGCTCGGTGAAGAATGTGCAGCTAGGTATGTTTGGTCCGCTGATCCTCGCTACGTCATTAAAGACCTCAACCCTGTCGGCCTACCTGCTGATCGCTTCTATGCACCCATGTTCATTGAAGAAAGAGCAGTTCCGTATAGTGAGACGATTATATCGATCGACCCTAGCGGGAAGGGTGCCGATGAAGGTGTGGCCTGCTGCCTTTCTCAAGCTAATGGCTACATTTTCCTTAGAGAAGTCAGAGCTTATAAAGAGGGGTACTCTGATAGTACCTTGCTCGACATCATTTCTCTTGCTAAACGATACAACGCTACAAAGCTAGTCATAGAGACAAACTTTGGTGATGGTATGTTTACAGAATTATTAAAGAGACATGCTATTGATCAACACCTATTTGCTGACCTAGAAGAGGTTAGAGCTACGACTAGAAAAGAAGAAAGAATAATAGACACACTAGAACCAATAATGAATCAACATAAACTTATAGTTGATCCTAAGGTCTTTGAATGGGATTATAAATCTAATCCTGATCAACCTCCTGAGAAAAGACTTGAGTATATGCTGATGTATCAACTTTCTAGGATGTGCCGGGATAAAGGAGCTGTAAGACATGATGATAGGGCTGATGGATTAGCTCTTGGAGTTAAATACTTTATTGATGCTGTAGCTCAATCAGCTCAAGAACAAATACGTCTACGAGAAAAAGAAGAGTGGGATGCTATGCATCAAGCTTTTATAGACCACCCTCATCTAGCTACAGATGCCCTTGTATTGGGTAGAAGCTTTAAAGGACTTAAAACCCTACCAAAGCAAGTCTACGACTGGACTCCGAAGCAAAGATAAGCCATTGAAGGGAGGTATACAGAGGAAGTGGTGCTCCTCTGTGTGGATTGCGGTGAGATGGAGACCCTAGTATTTTTCAGGGTCTCCTCCTATAAAGACAAACAAGACAAAGATTTAGAGCAGATCTTTGATACTTCATAACCCTAGTGTTTATACACGAGCGAGCGGTAGCGAGCGAGTGAGTTATAACCTCATAACCTAAAAAGGAGAATATAACCACACACCTTAAAACTCCTTTAAGAGTCAATACCGTTTGTACCGATTGTATCTATTGATAATCATCACGACACTCTAAACATGTTATGCGAAATCTTTTACCTTTAAAGCGACGACGGATATACATTTGATAATTCTTACTTTCAAATGGATTCCATCTTCCACACTTAGGACATTCAGCCAGCCAAACACGTGTACCTATACCTTTATGTTCTGTAGGTAAACAGCCTAGAGCTGTTAATTCTTCTGAAACTGTTGTGTCTACTGTTCTGCTGGGAACTTCTGCCCTTTTAATGTATCACATTATTTTTATGAGTGGAGATAATTTGTTAGGTAAACAACCCCTTAAGTTCTATTCAAAGGTTATTACTAATACGAAAGCTATTGAATTGATGCGGATGGGGAGACTTGAACTCCCACGCCATAAAGACACGAGTACCTAAAACTCGCACGTCTACCAATTCCGTCACATCCGCCTGATGCTTAACCCTAGAGAGGGTCGAGTATTTTGTCAAAAATTTGTGTGGGGTATTCGCATAGGGGCAAAGCCGGATCTCCCCCATAGCCCCTCCAAAATATGAGGATATGGGGGGTAGGTTCCTGTTTTTATGAGAGATACCCTTGAGATCCCAGTCATAGCCTGCATGCTCACTGGTACTAGGAACCGATGACCAATTGAATTTGATTTAAATCCTCAATCCATTTTTATTTTTCTATTCCCATCTGTACGAAT